TTTAAGGGTGTTTAATGTATGTATTTTTTCTGGTCTACCATACGTTAATATAAATACAGCTAAATTATTCTTGATGCTCATCTAAATATTGTTTAGTTATTTTTTTATTTAAATTTACATAGCCGCTTTCTATTGCTTTTTCAAAATCTATAATTACAAGGGCTTGTTCTTCAAATAAATTTTGTTCGTCTTTATTTAAATGTGGATATAAATCTGCAATTTTACTAAAGTCTAAAGTTATAAATCTAGTTGCAGAAAGCAGTAAAAATTCTTTAAGATCTTTATCCAGTTTACTGTTATTTATATTTTTTACCAAAGCATTATATTTATCAATATTATAACATTCTTTTAAATTTGGTTTAGTTTCACCTGCTTCATATTTAGGTGCTTCTATTTTTTTGGTATAAGGATTTTCTTCCAATAAAGTTTTATTTAAATCTAAACCCCAGTCATCAAGTAAATCTAAATCCCATTCGTTGGCTAATATATCCCAATCCCATTCACCAAAGCTTGAATTATCTTTAATTATAAATTCTTTTTTTTGTTCTTCTGACCAATTTTTTACTTGATGTATTTTTACTTCTGTAAATCCTGCTTCTTTTAATGCTTTTAATCTCATATTACCTCCTAATACAATCATATTTTCATCGACAACTATTGGTCTAACATCAAGCATACTTGGTAAATCTTTTAAACTTTTTACAAGTTTTTTAAATTTTTCTTTATTTATATATCTAGGATTATTTGGATTTTCAACAATCGTATTAATATTTACTTTCATATATTTAATTTTAATTGATTTATATTTGGATTATACCTTGGCATTATTCTTTGTTGAATGTTCTTTAATCTTTGACCTTTTTTATAAAATCTATTATGCTTTAAACTATTTTCGCTTTGTGTAATCTCACTTAGATTATCAAAATTTGGATTATCTTTATCACCGTCTTTATGATGAATAACCTTACCTGACATATCGTAATATTTAAGATCTTTAAATTTAGGATGAAAAGTAAAATAAACTGCCCTGTGTATAGATATACCGTATTTTGTGTAAATTCCTGTTTCTAGGTTTTCTCGCCCAGCTAAATCAAGATGCCATTTATTTTTTAAGTCTAATAAAAATTTAGATGCTCGTAATTGAATAAAAGGGTAGGCAAATGTTCTATTAATGTGCCTTTCTATCCATTCTTTTTTAACGAAAGAATATGTAACAATAACACCTTCTTGATTTATTGCTGTAGCTTTACAAGTGTATAAAACGTTTTTTTTTATATAATTTTTGTTGGTAAATTTCCATTGATAAACTAAACTTTTAAAGCCGTAAGGCGGTGTTGGTACAAACATAAAATACAAATTTGTTTTTCATTTGTTTTTTAGTTTATTTATTATATATGTTTTTAAGTTATTTAATGTTTTAGTGTCTACAGTATTTATAAATTCGTATGGATCAAAATTAACAGTATATTCATCATCATCGTAGTCGTTAAATCCTAAAGTAAAATATGTATGTTTATTTTGTGGCAACATAATTGTATGTATTTCTTTTACTTCTATCCAAGTGTGTTCGTTTCTTTCACTAATTTTATTAATTATTTTCATACTTTTTTTGCTATATCAATACAAGGTTTTAAAATATCTATACCTTTTTTTGTTAAGTTTCTTACATCTTCTAGTACGTCTGCTAGTTCTGAAATGTAATCCATTTCTAATTCCTTTAAAATATATTCAACTGTATATCCATTTAATATTTGTCTTTGACTTTTTTCTGTCCATTTTGTTTTTGGGTCAATTAAATTTTCCCAAGTTGATATACTGTGCATAATGGTGCTGTGATGACTTGATTTACCTTTTTTTATATAAAATCTTGCTATTGTTGTAAATGCTGTTTGTGGAAATTTATTTTTAATTAAGTGTGCTAATAAATATCTGGCATAAGCATATTCAATTTTTCTTGTATTTTCAAACATATTAAGATCTAATATATTATTTATTAAATTAGCATAGTGTTCAAACTGGGCATATGTTATTTCACTTCTTTTTTTATACATCAGTTCTAAGTTTTAATAAATTATAACATTCTATATATCTTAATTTTGCTTTTTGCTTATATCTCATTTTAAAAAGTTCGTATAGTTTTTTAGTATATTTATATTTACTATTACAACCCTGTAAATATTTTTTTGCAAACGCTTTACCTAATCCTTTAAAATAATTTACATTATCTGCTGTGTCACCAATAATCATTTGTTCGTAAAAATTATACATTGCTTGTTCTTCTGTAATATCATATACTTTTTTGTGTTTTGGGTGATAGTTATATATAAGTGCAGGAAACTGCATATAATCTTTGTCAATACTTACAATCATAACATTATCCCTACCAACAACTTTTTGTATTTCATACCAGTATTTAGCAACAGCATCGTCTGTTTCGTGACCACAACTTTGTATTGCTTCATAATGTTCTTTAACATACTGGTGCATTCTATCCAACATAGGTGGTTTTTCACCACTTCTATTTGCTTTGTATTCCTTACTTAATAACTTCCTAAAATTATTTTTAGATCGACCTGAAAAAAGCCTGACTTCTTTTATGTCATATTGTTCTTCTAATGTTGTAACGATATTAATTAATTGACCGTCAAATTTTTCTTTACATTTATCGATGCGTTTATAATAAATACTATCTGTTATTTTATCTTTTGGTTTGTAGCAACTAGCAAATATTAAAGAGTCTGCATCAATAAGTAATATCATCTAAAATATATTTTTTAAATATTATAAATGCTATTACAATTAATATGTAAATATTTAAATGTGGCTCACCACAAATACCTGTAATATGTTTAAATAAGTCTAACACTTTTCCTTTCTAATACTTTTTCAACATCTAAGCCAATTGATTCACAAATCCAATCTGAATCAAACCAAAATAAGTCATTGACCATTGTTTCAGTCATTCCATCTGGATATACAAAACGTAAAAATTCTTGTATGTTTTCTAATTCTAATCTTGTTAATTTACTTGCTAAATCTTTTGCACCTGCCCAAAATTTAAAATCTTTTAAATCTGTAAACGATATAATTTTCCAATGTGGTTTAATATCTATTTCTTTACTTTCCATAATTCTTTATTTTCTGTTTCTAAGTTACTAATTTTTTTTAATAAAACTTGATTATCAATTTCACTATCTGCTAATGTACGTTCTAAATATGCAACATAAGTAATAATTTCTGCCATATCACCCATCATAGTTTGTACTTTTGGGTTTGTAGGATCTTTTTCCGAAGCATCAAATAATATTTCAGATATTCTTGAACTGCTAGTCATAAAATTTATTGACTGCATTATTTGACCTTTTTTATATATACCTTTTATCATTAGTTTGTTATTGAAATATAATATTGATCTTGACATTTTGGGCTACAATATTCTGATATTTCTGGTGTAGGTGTGCCACAATTTCTACAATAAATGCCGTAATAGTTACTATCAATACTTTGTTGTATTGTATACCAACAAACCCAGTTTAAACTGCCTGTAATTAATTGTTCTGATTCATCATTACCTAAATTAACTACAAGTTTGTCATATACATAGTCAGACAAATCATCTGTTGTATATTCAATAAATTCTTCTTCATTACCCTCAAAAAATTCTTGCCAAATATAATTCGTGATATAATCTTTGTAATTTTTATACATATTTATAGGTTTATAATTAATAAAGCACCTAACCAAAAACTAGCATATACTGATAAAAATAGTACTGCTAACTCTATAAGTGCTTTTTTGATTTCTTTTTTATTCTCTTTTTTTGTCAATTGCTTTATTTCTTTATAATTCATATTTATATAGTTTATATTGTAAATATAGTAAAAGTTGTTAATAAAAAAAACTTTTATTAACTTTTATTAAAAATGACTGCTTGTTCTTCTGTTAGTAAATAGACTTCTTTTTCTATTTTTTTTTTATTCCACATTGTAGTGTCTGGTAAATACATAGTTTTTGCTTTGCCAACATCTAATGTATTAAGCCAATATAAATAACTGCCTTTAGGATCGTGAACAGAATACAGTTTTACTAAATCGTATGGCATATTCATAAGTTCATCGTATTTATATTTTTCAAGTATTTTGGTTTCGTAATATGTTTTTCTAAACTTAAATTCAATAATACAATCTTTACCTTTTGGCGTAGTACCGACAGCATCATAGTGTTCAAATTTTTCACCAGTCCAAGTCAAATCCCAGCCGTCTAAATTTAAAGCTACAATAATTGCTTTTTCAAGTTTGTGTACTGTTTCTAGTTTCATTATAGACTGTATCTAATTGTGCTATCCATTGATTCCAAGTTTTTGGTGTGCAAGTGCAGGGGTAATATTCATTATGATTAAAATATTTAGCGTGTAATTGTACTATTAAATCAATTTGGTCATTTGTGGGTTGTACTTTATAATTGTTTTTATAGTTAAGCCATTTATTTGCGTCATCATTTGTCATTCTTATTTTTTTCATTTGTAAAATTTTTGCTAAAGTTGTTTAATTTTAATTTTCTTTTATCACAATTACAAGTTTTAAAACCCAGTAACTTTATTATAACGAATTCAGTTAGCCATTTTATACCAGTTGCCTTAGTAATTTTTTCAACTAAATCACCTAATAAAATCATAATAAATTTTTTAAATATTTTTTTACTTTTTTATAGGTATTATATAAACTGTAATATGATATTTTGGTTTTTTTGCTTAGTTCTGCAATGCTTGTACCGCCCTCAATAATTTCATATACTTTTTTATCATACCAATAAAGTTCATCTAACCCTTTTTTAATAACATTATATTTCGATTCATAGTCAGGGTTAATATTTACACTTCCTAACTTTATATCATCAATATTAAGTAAGTCAATTTTTTTTTCTTTTCGTTTTAGATCTATAAAAAGACTGCTTAAAGTTCTAAAAATATAATAATAATTAACTGAATGTTCATCAAACATAATATTTTGACCACGTTTTATTGCTCTGCTTACTTTTATATACATTTCTGAGACAATATCTTTAGCAGTTGCATTATTACAACCAAAACTTTTAACAATAGCAACCCATTTATTATGATCTTTAAATAACAATTGCATTATTCTTTCCATACAGTTATATGTAAACCAAAGCATAAAAACATTATTGAAACTTGCTCGTAATATTCTTCGGGATCTACTTTTATTAACTGTTCGGGTTCTAAGTTAGGATTGTAATATGTTATACCAAATGCAATTCCATAAATAGGTATAAACGTAAAATTAATGTTTCTGTTCAAAATGGTGTATCTTTGTCAACTAAAGGTACAATATTTTTTCCATTAATTTGAAAACCGACATTATTTATTATATTTCTAAATTTTAAAGGCTCATCAAGATCTGTTTGCCTTCCACCTGTATCTGTGTCTTTAACCTTTCTTACGTGTAAATGTGAAATCATCCATTCTGTTTTATGTTGCAAATATCTGTGTAAAACCCAAAAATCATCTGCCCTATTAACAAACTTGCCACCACCTTCAACATCTGCTGCATTTGGTGGTATAGGATGTCCTGCATAAGTGTGTGATAAAGGGTGTATTTTTCTTAATGCTTCTGTATTAGCGTGTGTATTTAACCAGATAGCACAATTATTTTTCTTGGTAAATATTCTAAATTCTGAACATACGTCATAGTCATATTCGTGTTTATTTCCTACAAGTAAAGATTTATTTACCCTTAAGGCATTATATGGGTCAATTAAAAAACCATCGTAATTAAATTTGCTTTTTATTTCTTTCGCTTCTTTTAACAATTGTTTATAATCGTAAGTTTTAGTGCAATCTAAAAATTTAAAATGTTCGTCTATAAAAAATGCTTTATCTAAAAATTTAGTTTCTTCTATATGCTGAATAATATCTGTACACATAAACTCAATTAATTTTTTTATAAGTGTATATGTGTCATTTTCGGCACTAAATACCAACCATTTTAATTTATGCTTTAAAGTATAAAGCAACATTAAATATAAAATTATAGATGTTTTACCAACATTGGCGTGTCCAAGTATAACATTAAATTGTCTTTTAAACCTTAGATGTTCGTCTAAGTTTTCTACTTCTAACTTAAGTCCTTCTTTTATTTTACCGTTTCTAACATCTTTAATTTTCTTTAAATGATAATTAAAGTTAATTAACATCTAAAACGGAAGATCTCTGTCTGGTGCGTGTTCTTTGCTTGAAATCTTTTTTTCTTGATCTCTAAATGTACCGTACATTCTATCAGGTTTTTCCCTCATAGTGTGGTATGATCCACTAATAAAACCATTTTCATCAGCTTCAGCTTCTTGTAGACATTTTATGTAGTCTGCTTTGTTTGCTGACCAATTCAATAAACCTGGTATTTTTGATTTATAAATAAATAATCCGTTTGTAAATTTTTTATCTGCCATTTTAGTTAAATATTTTGTTATAAAATTCTTTTGTAAATGTTTCTATTTCGTCTATTTTAATTTTGCCTTTACTTGCTAATTTAACAGCACCATTAAAAGATACACTTAATTGTATTTCTTGCTGTTGTGTTCTATTAGAGTCCTTAGCCTGTATAATGCTCATTGATTTTGCTGACCCTAACTTTTCGTTTGTAACCATATATTCAATTCTATCACCTACTTTAAAAGTAAGATTACCATCGTTATAAGTTTTTTTTGTAGAAAAACTATATGATTTACCGTCTGAAAATTCAACTTTGTATTTTTTATATATGACCCCATTATATTCGTATTCGTTTTGTTTTGGGTCAGGGCTTATAAATTTTACTTTGCCTTGCATTTTTATTAGTTTTATAGTTAGTAATTTGTTGTTTAAGTTCTTCGACCTTTAATAATAGTCTGACATTTTCTAATTTAAGTGCTTCTATTTCAGCATTTTTTAATCTTAAAACATCTTCTGTAAAAGTCATAATTAAAACAAATATAAGCAAATTTTTGTTAAAAAAAAAAGGGGCTTAAAAAACCCCTTTTACCTAACTATAAACATATCTAAATAAAAAATCACTAAAAAGTAATGAAAAAAGTTACTTGCTATCAAATATATGTATAATTTTTTTAAATTCACAAATTTTATCTAATAAATCTTGATTACTAAATTTTACAATTTGTTTTGATAAACGTAACATTTCTTCTGCTGTATTTTCTCCAATCTGTTTTGCAAACTCATACTGCTTACCTTGTTGCATTACATTACAGCCATAGCATTGAGGTGCTGCATTTTCTGGTACCCACCTTGTGCTGTAATTTTTTCTAGACATAAAATGACCGCATTGTATTTGTTTAATAGGATATTTGCGACCACAAGTTATACATTCGCAGTAACCGTTTTTACTATTAGTAATTCTAATCATTAAACTAAAAACCCTGTCAAGTTCTTTTACGATAGCTTTACGAGATCTAGGCATAATGAAATAAAAGTCGTTTACCTAGTCTTTCATTTAATTGTTTTATTTTTCTGTATATGTATAAACTGGTTTTTTTTACAGCATCTTTTTCTTTTATAGTACTATCAGTACCTAAATTTGTATATTGATAACAATCTATTTCGAAAAGTTTATCTATTTTACAAACATTACAAATTGGCATATTCATTATAAGGTCTGCTTTTTTTCTTGTTGAAGTCATAAATTTTTATAATTAATTAATTTTAAGTATTCTTTTAAATGTGCATCTTCCCAATGCTCTCTGTATTCTCTACCTTCAACAAAATATTTATCGCATAAGCTACATTTTATTGTCGGTCTTTTATCCATTTTCTAACATTTAAATATATAAATATAACGATAGTTCTTATAAACTCCCAAAATAACATACCGCATATAAAATAAAATACTCCCATTAATTACCTATAGTTTTATATATATAGTATTATAAATACTGTATTATAATACTGTATTATATAATATATAAAAAAAATTAAATTTACAAAATTATTATCTGCCCTGCCTGTTGTAAGGTTTTTTGTATAGTTTACTAGACTTTAATTTGCTAGCACTTTTTGAATGTCTGCCTTTTCTTCTTACTTTTGGTTTTTCTATAAATTTTGATACGATTTTTCTAGGCATTACTTTTACCTTTTACTTTTTCGTATGTTCTGCCACCAAAATAACCTGCAAAAACAACCCATAATAATTCCTTTACAACTTCTAATTCGTCAATTTGCATATACCAACCTATTACAAAAGCTACTGTTAAAAATGCAAGTGTAAGGGGTCTAACATTTTGAGCCAACCAAGAACTTTTACTATCCGCAATCCATCTTTGTGTAATACCGTCAAATTCGTGTATTTCTTGATCTAATTTTTTAAGTGCAATTTCTTTGTCTGCGTCTGACATATCAGATCCGCCTATAAGTGTTTTAATAACACTACCTGCAGGCGTACTATCTAATAAACCACCTATAACATTTGGCACTTTTTCTAATAAAAATTTACCTACTTTTGTTTCTTTTAGTGGTTTGCTCATATTCTAATGTCTGTCCTGCTGTATTAGTAAGTCCATAAACAATTGGGTTTGTTAGGGTCGTCATCAACGTGTATGAATCCTTTAGCAACTCCAAATCGTTTAAATCCTGCTTGTTGTAATGCTTCCAACAGCTGTAGTCTGTGTGCTGAATCTTTAACTCTGATGTCGACTGCCCTTCCAATAAGATGACTTGAATTTTTTGATGCTGAATATCCATCTTGCCTAAGTTTTTCATTAAAGTTTTGGCTGCGATAACCACTTGAAATAATAAAAGGAAAATTAGCAATGCCCCTAGCTTTTTCAAGTTTTTGTAAAAATTCAGGGTGCATATTAATGCCGCTATTTTTTTGGTCAGGGCTATCAAATTCAGTGTATTTAAAATATTCTAGATCTATCATTTAATTAACATAATAATAAATAATAAAAACGCCACAATATATAATAATTTTTTTGTTAGTGGTGTATTTTTCCACCATATTTTTATTTTATCCATACTATTTACATTTACAATCTTTGTTATTACATCTGTTTTTTTTGTCATAATCTACTGCCGCAAGTAAAGTTAATCTTTCTATTGTTTCAGTTTGACTTTTTATAAGCATACCTTCTAAAGAATCTTTTTGACTAACAAGCATTTCAACTCTATTTTCTAAACCTTGTATTTTTTTCTTTGCTTCTTCAAGATCATCTGGATTGCGCCCTGTGATGGTAGCTATAACCATAGCCACACTTGCAGCGATCATACCAATAAGAGTGTTTACAATTTGTGCATTTTTATCAGGTATAGAAAATTTAGACAAGTAAATTAAAATTCCTACAATAAGAAAAAAAACCAATAATGCACCTGAGAAATGTCTTATATCTTTTGCGACACCATTTGTTGGTAATTTCATTTGTCATATTTTTTGGTTATAGGTCTATAAGATTGTATAAACCTTTCTTTTAATTTATTCATTCTAACACCCTGTATCTGATTTTGTCTAAAACTAATTCCCTGCCACATCTATTTTAACCTTTTATATTCATTAATAATTTTTAGTACTGTATAAATAATAGTACCTACTAATAATATAACGCTTAAATACTGTTCTATTGCTGTAAAACTTATAAATAAAACTGTTGCATTTACTAAAAATAGTTGTCGCATTTGTTCCATTAGCTTAATCCAAATAATGCTTTACTTGCATTATAATTATTCAATACTTCTGCATCGCTTAAAACATCACTATACAAACGAATTAAAGCACCCTGCCCAATAAGATTGTTTGTACCTGTTGAAAAAGTTCCAAAATGCATATTATCCCCCTGTGTGTTTACTGTATTTGATGCACTAGACTGTGAGCCAAAAGCATAAGTTCCGCCTGTTATACTTTGACCATCTACCCAAGCATATATCGTAGCTGAATTAGTAAAAGCATAAACGTATTGATGAAAAACACCAGTTGATACATTACCTACATTTACATATTTATTAGCATCTGTACCACTACTTCCCGAGCTTGCATAATATTTTGAAAATCCAAAGTCATCATTTGCACTCGGTCCCTCTATATAAACTGCAAAACCTCCTCCGTGTGCAACTCTACACGAACTTCCCAAAACATATGATTCATTTTTGCTTGAATCAACTTTAAACCAAAGTTCGGTAGTAAGTGTCTGAGCAGTTGAACTGCTTCCTAAAACATCACCCAAATTAATATTACTGTTGCTCGCTGTTGTAAACAGATTTGTGCTAGTGTCAAAATTTACATTTTGCACAGTTGCATTTCCATTACCAGTTAAATCTACCCAAGTTACTGATGAGTTACTACCATTTGAAAAATTCGCTGCACTTGTTGAATCAAATGTAGAAAAGTGCCTTATTAAATTACTTGAATGTGGGTCAGGTGCAGTTGCACCGCTTTTTAATAATATACTATCTTTTACTGAACTCATTATATAAATTTTACAATATCAACTTTTTTTGTTAGTTTATTTAATGCAACTACATCATCATCATATTGTTTGCGAATTGCATCCCTTTCATCTTTTACTTTTTGTGATAATTCAGCACCTGTTTCATACGCTTCAAGTGCTAAATTTTTTGTTGGCTCTAATTTAAAATCCCTTTTAGTTTTTAAGTTTTCTAAAACTTTGTTTTTTAATTCACTAACACTTTCAGAAAAAGTTTTGTTTTTTAAACTATATACAAACTTGCCTTTAGTTTTGTTAAATTTTAAATCTTTAAGTTCTTGTACCCTACTATCATATTCAGGTATTTCTACTTTATAAAAACCCTCATCAGCTAATTCATCATCTGATAATAAATTAAAACCTGATAAATAATATTTTTTACCATTATAATTACTTGGTAAAACATTATATGTCTTTATTTTTTTATTAGTTTCTTTTGCATACATAATTTAATTATTAAGGTGTTGTATCATCAGCATAAGTATTAACTGCATAAGCAAACTCAGGGCTAGTACCATCATCGTGTAAACAAGTTACCTGTAATAAATTAGTCGAACTACCATCATAATCACCACCCACTTTATAATGGTATGATGTACCTGTACCTTGGTCTGTTAAATTGATAGTTTGGCTACCAGTTAAACCACAGATCTCAATTGTTTGTCCTACTTTATAACCTGTATAATCTAAAGTTGTAGTACCATTTAAAGAGTTAGTAAATTTAAATACTGAATGTGACCCCCAGTTAATAGAAATTGTACCTGACTGAGTTGCTATTGTTTGTCTTGAAGTATATCTTCCCTCTAATTTATCGTGTGTTACATTGTCATCTGCAATCATAGCTGTTTCAACAGCTGTATTTGCTATTGTAACTGCCCCTGTATTTGCCATAGTTACATCACCACTAAGTGCCGCTGCAGTAAATCCAGTACCATCACCTATTAATATTTGTTGGTCTGTTACTGCTTTTGCTGATAATGTACCACTTGAATTTGCATCCCTTACAATTACTGTATTTGCTGCTTGGTCTGCTATTAAACTTAATGCAGGTCTAAATGCTGTACCTGTTGTTAAATCACTTTCGGCTGTACCAAGACCATATATCTCAGCAAACATCGCCGCTACGTTTGTTGCAAATGCTCGCAGGTTATCGCCTGTTCCGTCATCCGCACTACTACCTATATTAATGTCTATCGATGCCATATTTTTTAAATTGTTGTTTGACTTATTTTTGTTGTTGTTGAATCTACGGTAAAGCTAGTCAAATCAACAGTAAGTGCTAATGTGTCTATCTGATTACCAGTTTTTGGGCTAGTAAAACAACTGGGTGCTGAGAATGCAGGAATACTTTCAACTATTGTATTTTTTTCTTCTCCCCATTCTGTAAAACAATAAATTTTTCCCCAGTCAATATTATTTGCCATTTTTTACTAATTTTAAAAACCTTTCTAATTTAATAACGTATTCTAGCTTAGGTTTATAGTTTTTTCGTTTCTTTTTCATAACACCCACCCTTGAAATGTTGTGTCTTTATCAGGGTGTATATCTTCATTGCTGTTTGTATTATATTCTGGATAATCTTGTTGATTATGTACCATAAAGTCTATAAATCTTTGTGTATAATATTCAGCAAATTCTCGTTCTTTATTTATTAAAAAGTCAACCTCTTCTTTGCTTACACTTTCTGCATTTTCAGATATGTGTTTAAATACGCCACCGTTTTTTACACTATATGCAGCAAAGGGTAAATATTCAACATTACTCCAATGTATAAGCATAGGCACAACATAAGTGTTTTTAAGTGTTAAATATGTACCAGATAGAGTGCCTGCAATAATATCACTTTGTAATTTGTTATATAAATCAGTTCCAAGATAGTTCCTAACGTGTATTTCTTGCGCTATTTTAACAAATTGTATAAATTTGTCCGTATCAATATTACCGTCAAGTATTGTGTTCTTAACTAAATCAGATCTTGTTAAAAATAGTGCTGTTGCCATTATCTTTTATATTTATATCCATTATCAGGTCTGTCTATCGGTCTTTGTGCTACTTGTTTTGGCTCACCCTTTTTACCAAAACCTTTATTTGGTGCTTTTATTCCTTTTGTTTCTCTTTCTTGTTTGTATACAGGTTTAAATTCTTGTCCTTTGAACATAAAAGTCTTTCTTAAAAAATAGTGATGACAATTTGCCCCGCCTTTGTGTAACCATATATTATATGATTTTTCACCTTTTGCAGCCAATTCACCGTTTGCTGTACTATTTTTATTTAAGTCCTCTTTACGATAAATTTTTCTAGCTTGCACCATTTTTCTACAAAACTCCCTGCTGTTATTTTTTACTGCTAGTGGTGCATATTGATAACGTACTAAAAATTTTTCACCCTGTTTTGTTTCTCCATCTAAATCACTATCACCCCTCGGTCTGCTTTTTGGTACGGTTGCTAAACTAAGCATTTTGTCCAAAACCTCTTCTTGTTCATAATCAACAGGTCTTTCATCAACAAGTTCATAGCCAAGATCTAATAATTCCTGCTCATCTTGCCCTAAGTTTTCTAAACTTTCTACCATTTTTAAATCATCAAACTCAAGATCAGAACTCATTTTAACACCAGTTTCCTCTTCTCTTGTTTCTTTATCGGTAACATTTTTTAAATCAGTAAATTCTAAAGGCTGTAATGTTTTAAAATAAAGATTTAAACTAATATTATTATATGCTAATATTTGATCAAACGCATCAATTATCATATCTTGAAAAGGTCTAATAGTTGTATTGTCTGTTAATATACTTGCTGTTTTTAATTCGTCTGCATTATTACCTAACCCTGTTTGGTCTTTAATACCAAATAACATAGGCGATACTATTCTGTGACTAACCAATATTTTTTTACTGCTTTCTTCACTTAAAAACTGGTATTGATTATGTGCATCATTTAATTGTATTGGCTCAATATTTGCTTGTGTATCAGCATTATCGTTAAAAGCTAGAATAAATTTGCCGCTGTTACTTGACCCAGAAAATTTTTGATAAATTCTTTGTTCTATAAGTGTACGTTGTTCTTCTGTTGGCGTGCCATTGTTAAAGTTGATTAGCATACTTGGTGCTAAACCTTGCTTTATATTTGCTAAATGGTAGTTTGCAATTTCTTCTTCTAGTTCTGCATACTGTAAACCACCTTGATAATCAACAGGTGAATAATAAAAATAACCTGCTTTGTATGGTTTTATATACATTAATTCAATTGCTTCTTTAGATTTACCAAAACAAGGTATTCTTAATGGCTCATCTTTTCTTGTTATATTTTTCCAGTCCTCAAAATAGTAATAAGCTCCAATCTCACCATCTTCATTTGCTTTTTCTGCCCTTAATGTTTCTACTGGTAAGTGTTCTAATTGTGCAATCGTTTTTCTATCTTTTGAATATATAATTTGTACTGCACATTGTCCTAAAAGTTTATAGTCATATACCAATTTTCTTACTACATCTTTTTTAAATAATGATACCATTTTAGCATATTCATCAGTTTTAGTATCACTATCAGTTGCATCTAAACCGTGACCATAAATCATTGCCGATATGCCATTTATTATAGCATTATTTGTAGGGCTGCCATTATATCTGTCTATTATATATTCAAAATAGTTATTATCTTCACCGTATGCAACCCAGTCTTGGTTTTTAACTTCTTTTATTTTTGGGCTAGCATAATTGCTTAAATTTACAATACTTATCTCACTCATACTAATATTAATTCATTATCATACGTTGTATCAGTTGTATATGTTCCACTATTTATTGTATAATAATTGTTTGTTGATTGTTGTACAGTTTGGTCAGTACAAAATATTTTATCTTTATATATAACATCACTGCCTTCTTTTACTTCTAAATCATAGTAACGCCCTTCTTTTAATGCAAACGCTTGATCTAAAACCATATAATCACCAGTTTTGGTTGGCGTAACTGTGTAACTTACACTTGTATTTGCGCTATCATCTCTCACAGACAAGGTAACTGAACTTGCATAAGTTCTAGGAATAATTTTTAAAGTTTGTGATGATGTACTTGTGGTTAGTTTCTTCATAATAATATAACGTAACAATGTACGATATTTGTATGTAAAAAAAAAGGGTAACTTTTGCTACCCTTTAATTTCGATATACTCAAAAAAACTCTAACTCACATAGTTTACACCTCTATAAGTTTTTTGACTAGATTTTTCACTAGTTTTTAAATTTACAGGTGTGTATTTTACACCTCTGTATGTTAATTGTTCTTTTTGTTTAGCTTCCATTTTTAAATAATTTAAAAATTAGAATTATGTAACGATTGTTCTAGGTGCGTTCTCCCCACCTGCAACTATATTATTAATCCCAGTTTACACGGAAACATATCTAATATACAAAAAATTAATTAACTTCTAATTGTGCGCCATTAATCTCAGGTGTTAATACACCAGGCTGAACAAAATTAGGTGGTGCTGTTTCTTGTGCTGTAAATGTCAAAGTGAAACCTGAAAGATCCCCCATTGCGGCACCCGTCACTATTGTACCCCCAGTTAAGTCTGCGCCATTTTCTAAACCGACCATATAATATCTATCATCATACCCTTCAACTACTATATGTGGTCTGCCTACTGCAATTAATTTTATTTCTTCTTGTGTTGCCCTATCTAAAAAAGGTAAAGTAATATTTAGTACTGATTCATAAAAAGTTGTACCATTTTCTCTGCTTGTTGTAATAGTAGTTTCTAACGAATTAGCACCTTTTAATTCATACTTAAACCAATTTGTTGAGCCAGACATATCAGTGATTTCACCAACAGTCAATGTAATATCCCCCAAAGTTCCAAAGTCAGCAAAATAAACATTTCTTATGCCGCCAACGCCAGATTTGCAGGGTACTTTCCTTCCAGTTGTTAAATTACAAGCCATATTTTAAATTTTTAAAAAAAAGGTAAGCAGGCACATAACCCCACCTACCTTTTTATGTTAATAATAATTATACAGTCGGGTGATATAAAACTACATCACTACCAAAACCAACTTGAATACCTGCTGTAAATCTCAAAACAACTCTTACATTCTGTGAGCCATCTAAATCAGCCATATCAATTACCTTTGCTTCGTTAGTATCGTTTAATAAACCAGTACCAAAGTATAAATTTGATTTTCTAGCCGCAACCATTGTGTTATCGCCCATACCTTTTGCAGTTACAACTGGTATGCCTTCAAAAGTTAAAGCACCATTTTGATACCACATAGAACCTTGTGCGTTTACACCAGCAGCACCAAGTCCACTTGCGCCAAATCCTCCTAATGCTCTGATGTAAGCCTTAGCAACATTTGAAGAAACATATAATAAAAGATCTTCGCTACCATAAACTGCGCTTGGAATTGCCGTAACCACTTTTCCCATATCTTCGATTACATTGGAGCTAGTCACAGCCTGCCCAGAAATGTCACTTACGTCACTATCTGCTGACAATAAGTTAAAGAAACCATCAAATTGTCCTGCTGTTGCGTTTGTACCATTCCAAATGTTTGTTTCGATTCTTTGTGCAACTTTATCAGCAACGTGTGCCAATAAAAAATCTACAAAAGAATTAGGCAAATTATCGTGTACGCTGATACCCATTTGTGCCGCATCCCAGTCACTTCTAAAATCTTTTTTACATAATTGTAAATTGACTTGAAACTCTTCTGGTTGTAAAATTTTCTCAGCTAAAGTTAATGTTGATGTAGCTGAAAAATCACAAGTTGCATTTTTTACTAAATCATTTGATGTAGCACCTGTTTTTAAAACCTCTTTATATTTAATATTTGGTTTTATTGTTATTAAATCGTTAGCAAGTGTGCTACCTGACAAAAGACTTGCAGAAATATATCCTGCTGCTTTCTCCCCTGCGTACGTTGTTGTTATACTAGTTGTTGTTGCCATTTTAATTAATTTTTAAATTTTTCAAAATTTTCAAGCACTCTGCTGTACGTTGAATTTTTTTGTTTGTTAATATTCAACAGATTTTTTAATTCTGTTTTTGCTTCTGGTTTATGAACAATTGGTTTTGCCGCTGCTTCAGATAGCTGTTGTTTTAATTCAGCATTTTCTTCTTCTTGCTTAGACATTTTTTCTTTTTTGTCTTCAACCATTTTTTTAATCTCCTCAACTAATTTTTTAACTTCTGCAAGTTCTTCTTTAGTTGCATAATGCTTTTTCATATCGTCCTTGTCGTCTTCTTCTAATTCAGCTTCAACATCTTCAGATGCTTCTTCTTTTTCTTCTCCAATTGATACGATTTTGCCATCCTTAGCAACTAACACTTCAGAACTTTCCAAAGTATATGTGCCGTCAGGTAAAGGTACTTTTTCGTCATCAGTTACAATAAACACATCATTACCTGCACTCATTGCTTCTGCTTCGATAGTTGCACCGTTCTCAAGTTTTGCTGTCGCTAACTCAACCACTTCTGCAGTATCGTTAGTTTTATCCTCAGACAATTCGATGCCTAATAGATTTTTTATGTCATTAATCATTTGTTGTGCGTTTTTCATATTTGTATAACGACAGCCCTTAAAAAATTTGCATTTATTAACTCATAGATGTTACAACACCACTAGCAACAGCCCCTGACGCACTTGTTGTTGAATAGTTACCATCAGGGAATGCAGTAACACTTTCTGATTGTCTTGTAAATTCATTAGCACCTTGACAAGTTGTAATTAATAATTTGTTATAAATAGTTGCACCCACAATACCACCATCTACACCTGCTGATGTAAAATTACAATAATCAACTACTGATTTAACTCTAAATTGTCTAAATGTACCAGACGGTCTATCTTGGTGTGATTGTACGTCATTTGATGCAAATGTGTCAGCTTCACTTGAACTATTTGGACTAAAATATAATGTTGCACTTGAACTATTAGCACAACCCCAACTTGTAGATGTACTACCACTATCTGTAAATGTAGGATTGTCAGTTCTACCTGATACTACCACAGGTGTTGTTTGTGAATGTAAAGTTGTACAACCTTTTAAAACAAGATCTTGACTAATTGATGTGCTACCATTTATTGTGGTTGTAATTCTATAAGTGCTAAATTGTGTGTAATCTGCTGTAAAAGTCCACACCTTATGTATATTACCAGGCAATGCAGGTCTAGTAACATTACCTACAACTCCACTTAGACTTGAGCCACTATTTGCATAAATACTTGTTACAGCAACACTTGCTAAAACTTGTATTGTGGCTGTAGATGTACTAAGCAATAAATTACTTGCACTTGTATTAGGGTTTAAAAAGCTAGTATATCCATAATTATTATATGTTGGTGACTGGTCTACATTATTAAATCCAAAAGTTGTATTTACAAAAGCATCAAAATCAGGCTCATTGCTATCTTGTACACTATCAGAATCCCTATCTTCAAATGCACCTGTATTTCTATTGTATTGTGCAAAATTGGCGTTGTGTACCCTACCACCTGATGTGTCAAATACAAGTGGATTATTATCACTTAATGTACCTAACATACCTATCGTAAGCGTAGTTAATGGTTGATTTGCAGTCGTTGTACAAACTATATTAGACCCTGCATTAAAATATCCACTAGGAGCAGTTATAGTAGCACTTAAAGTTCTTGACGTAATTGCATATACTATACTATCAAAACTAGCAGGGCTAGTGCTTACAAGTGTACCTACATCAACTGTAGGTGCTGTTATAACTCCACCAGAACTGACAGCAAAACCACTTAAAGTAACATCTGAACAACTAAATGTTGGTGTAGCAATTTGTGTTGCTGTAGTTGTACAAGTAACTGTCGATCCAGTATTAAAATAACCTGCTGGTACAGTAATATCTACTGATAATGTTCTTGTTGTATTTGTGTCTACAATAGCAAAACTGCTTGGTGAACTGCTAGCAATTGTACCTGCACTAAGGCTAGGTAATGTTATAACCCCTGCTTGTGACACAGCAAAGCCAGTTAATGTAACATCACTACAAGTAAATGTAGGCGTCAATGGTTGGGTGGCTGTTGTCGTACAAGCAATAGTACTGCCAGAATTTAAAAATGTACTTGGTGCTGTTAGATTTACAGTCAATGTTCTACTTGTATTTGTACTTACTATTGCAAAACTAGATGGGCTTGTTGATACAATAGTACCGACTGAACTACTAGGTGCAGTAACCACACCTGCTTGACTAACTGCAAAACCTGATAAAGTTGTACTGGTACATTCGTAAGTGTCCCTTAATTGTGTTGCTGTTGTAGTACAAGTTATTGTGCTACCAGTATTATGATAATTGGCAGGTACAGTAATTGTTAGTGTTAAAGTTTGTACTGTATCTGATGTAACAACTGCATAACTGCTAGGACTTTTTGTAAAGCTACAACTAACACCTGAACTTGTTACTGTTACGGTAGGATCTGTTATTACACCTGCATCACTTATAGCAAAACCGCTAATTGTTAAATCGCTACAAGTCAAACTTGGTGCATTTTGGTTTGCTGTTAAAGTACATTCTAAAAAACTACCTTCATTTGCATAACCTTGTGGTGCAATTAAAGTAGCGACTACACTTCTTTCTGTTGTTGTAGTAACTGTACTAAAACTTGTAGGTGTAAAACTTACCAATTCTGCTGATGCTAAACTTAAACTTGTGGCACCTGTATCACTAACAGTAAAAGTTGCACTTACATCACTACAAGTAAAATTAGTTGCATTAGAATTATTAAGCAATACTTGTTGGGTGTTAGTTTGTGTTACAGAATTACTTTTATTTTGCCCTGCAACCACAGAATATTCATTTGTATTTTGACCAACTAAAGAACCAATGCCCTGGTTTAATATTAAACCTTTACAACATTCTTTTCTATATGTGTTGTCCTCACATAAACACGCCCTATTACCCCCAATAGGTGATGTAGTTCTTTGCATTTATTTTGGTTTTTTTGGGTGTTTACTTGGTAATAAATCAAAATCTCCTGTATAATTTTTATTTTGTGGTCTGCCGTTTTTTACTAAATATAAAAAGGCATTAACTCTTGCTTGTGCCCAAGCTGTAGCACTTTTAATTCTTGGTGAATGACTTACATTAAATGCCCCCATACCTCTTTGATAAACAGCCCTTAGCATACCAACAGTTACACCATATCCTAATTTTTTCTTGTACCTTTCGTTAAAATCATCTGCTTTTTTTTGTAAAACTTTTTCATCCCTTTCTGTTACTTTAGCACTTCTTGTATTACCTGCATTACCTTTTGCTGTGCCTTTGCCTTTAGGGTTTCTGTTTGGTGTATCACCTTTTGGTGCCTTAGGTGATTTTCTAATACCACCTCGTGGACCAATTTTAGCAGCTTTAACACATTTATGTTGTTTGTAATCTTTTTTATAGCCTTTTGGGCATTTATATTTTTTAAATTCCTCTACACTCATATTATGTTTTTCACAGGGCATATACCATTTTTTGCCTTCTAATTCGTGTATGTGAAAACCATTACAACCCATATCGTTACTTGCTTTCATAGCAGCATCAACTGTGCTGTATGCTAAACGATTATCAATAATTGCAATTTTATCGTTTATAATTTTTGTAATAGAATCTTCCTGCAGTTCGTTAAGATCTCTTAATTTTTTCCTAGCCCATCTTTTACCTGCTAACCCACCCCATAATAAATATGAAATTGTACCACAAGTATCAGGTTTGTCAGGGTTATAATAAGTTTCTGCCCTGCTTAAAAAACTATACATTCTTTTAATTGTTTCTAAAGTCACTTTACCTTTTTTTGCTAAAGTCGATGCACGCACTTTACCAACTTGTGTAGCACATTTATTTTCTACTTTAGAATTTAAGTCAATACCTTTTTGCGCATTATTAGAAACAGCATCAGGGTAGTCATTGTAACTTTGTAAAGTTATTTTTTCACCAGTTATAATTGCTTTTAACTGTTCTACAATATGTTGTTTTTCTTGTTCTTCTATTTCAGATAATTCGTCTTTTACACCTTTATCTTGTGGCTTTTCAAACTTATCTGCAAAATACCCTTCTATACTAAAACCCTTTACAGCACCTGTTTTTACAAACTCATTCCAAACTTTATCAGAATTAACTTTTACAGCACCAACCCAAGTTCCTAATGGCAAATCCATACCATACATTTTACTTTTATCGTGTACTTTATCTTCAACAATCCAACTTTCTACAAGTGTTAGTCCTTTAAGTGTATGTTGGTGTTCAAGTGTTGCATTATTTTGATTACCTGCACTTAGAAATTTTTGACTTGCAGTTTTAACTGTATCACGACTAAAATAAATATAATATTCTTGGTCTTTTGTTTTACGATAAATTGGTTTGTTTGGTACAAGTAAAGCACCCACTAACAAGCGTTGCTCTTTATCGATTTCAGCTAATTTAAATTCTTTATCTTTTAAAGCTACAAAATCCTCTTGTATGGCAGGTGATTCTACAAGAGAAATTGCCTCTATTCCGTTTAGTTCATCATTTTCATCAATGATTAGTTCTACTATTTTCATATCTATATAACGTAAAATTATCCAATACTTGCTGATTCTATAATATTTCTGTCTAATGCTTGTGCTGTACTTACTTCGTCTGACACTACAAATGCCTTTACTGGTTGTTGTTGTTGCCCTGCTATTGTTTCTGCTAATTGATTTTCTGGTGCTTGGCCAACTACATTAAATGCAGGTGGTGTACTAGCAACTGTTGGTGCTGATACACTTGGCGTACTTCCTCCTCCGCCAGCACCCATACTTTGTGATGCTTGTTTTGCTTTGCTAATAGCTTTGACCATACTAAGTGCTGTTGCCGCTGCTTGTCCAACTGCTATTGCGGCAGGTATACTATTTAAAGGTGGCGGTGCTGATGCAAATGCTTTACCAATACCTTTAACACCATCAGATGCCGATTCTGTTGCATTCATACTGACTCGTGCTATCGCAGCTTGTGCATTAATTATTTGTTCTTTTAAAATTAGTGACTGTTTTGCTAAAAATAATGCTTTACCTATTGCTGTTTCTTCCCCTACAATAGACATATACAAATCAAAGGTTTGGTTTCTAGCATCTCTAATTGCTTGTTCATTTGCTGCAGCTTCTTCTGCTTTAGTTCTTTCTAAATCAATACCCTCTTGTATTAAAGCATTTTCGTTAATTAATTGTTCTGACCTAAAACCTGTAACAGTAGCTTCAACATCAGCGAGTTCCATTTTAGCATTAATTAAAGCAATTCTATTTTCATCACTTTTATTCAAATCAAAATTTGCTTGTGCCGCATCAAGTGTTGCTTGTGCATTAGCTTTCATTTTTTCTTCTTGTTTATCTAATATCTCACCTAGTTTTTGGTTTGCTTTTATTCTGTCTGCTATACTTGCAGTTGTGTCGTCTCTAAGTTGTCTTTGTTTTTCTGCTTGTTTATCAAAAGTCTGTAATAATAATGCGTTTTCTGCTGCTGCAACTTCTGCTGCTTTATTTGACTCTGTTTGTGCTTCTGCTTGTTTTATTACACTTTTTGTATATTCTTTTACACTTTTAATTGTTTTTTGTATAGTCTTGTCAACCTCAGCTGTTTCCTCTTTGCTACCTACAATACTTTGTCCTAAATCTACAAATGCTGCTTTTGCTGTATCTGCAGCACCTGCAAAATCTAATTTAAATAATTTAACCACAGAACTTGCTAATCCACCTAAACCAGATATAACATTTTTAATTCTTGTAACTAATTCTACACCAATTGTATATGAAAAATCTTTAACTGCTTTTAAAGTACCTGACCCAAAAATATTGTCAAAAAAACCAGATATTTTATTACCACTTCCTAAAACTAAATTTATAAAATCATTAAAAGCAATATTTAGTGCATTATTTGCAGTTGTAAAAAAATCAATAGCTGTTTGATTTCTTGTAAGCACGTCTGCTAATTTTGCAAATGCTGCAATAGCCAAACCAATACCAGCATTTTTTAGTGCATTTCCAAATGCTTTGGTTGCTTTACCTAAACCAGTCATACCTTTGCTTAATGACCTGGTAAATAAAGTTCCTTTTTGTTTATTTTTATCAGTTTCTTTACCTGTTTCTTTTAACTTTTTATTTAGTGCATCTACAGCTTTCTGTGCATCTTTTGTTAAAAGTTCTAA